TATAACTATGCATCTTACACAGAAAAAGGAGTAATTACATGACAGAATTGACAACACTAGATACAAATAACTACGCCGCGATAGCGAAAGCGGCTGGTATTTCTAATGAAGCACCCACAGGCTCAAAGAGTAGTTCTTTAGCCCGTTTGCGTATTCACCACTCTCCCATCATGGGTACGGCAGAGGTTAATGGTAAGACTGCAAATATAGAAGTCATTGAAGGTGGAAGCTACAAACTAGAAGTACCTGACGGGATTACCTATTACGCTACGGGAATTAAAATGCGTCCATTTTTGCAACGCTTTATGTACAAGCGTTACGTTATGGGGGATGCTAAAACACCGAATCGTTTCATCAAAAGTTTAATGACGGATGATGCAAAGATGGAAGATGATTTGAAAGACAATGATGGTAAGTTTAACTGTGGTAAACCTGCTGGCTACATCAAAGATTTCAAAGCATTGCCAGTAAAGATGCAGGACTTAATCAAGCAGATTAAACGTGTTCGTGCTGTATTTGGCGTAGTTGATTTGGTAAACGCTACCAATGAGAAGGGAGATAAAGTAGATGTTTCTTCTACCCCGTTTATTTGGGAGATTGATAACAGGGATGCGTTTAAAGAGATTGGCGGTTGCTTTGCTTCATTGGCAAAGATGCAGCGTGTACCACTGCAACACATCATTACTGCCAATACTGCAGAACGAAAAATACCTACTGGCGCATCCTACTACGTGCCTGTAGCATCTCTTGATCTGTCTAATACACTTGACATGACACAAGAAGATCAGCAATTGTTTGGTGACTTTTTGTCTTGGGTTGATAACTACAATAGTTACATCATCAATGCGTGGGCAGAAAAAGCAAACTCACATATGGAAGATGATGATGTGGATGTTGTTGACGGGTTGGTTGACATCGAAGTTGAAGAAGAGGTAGCATAATGAATCACCCTGCTGAACTGGCACTGCATCAGTATCTTGAGGATGCTGTAAAAGGAAAGACAAGTATGTCACAACAGACAATCAGACAGATTGGTTATGATGTGATGGCTGCTGCAGCACGTCAGTTCGGTGGGGGTAACAAGCGTGACAAGTTTGGTCTGCGTATGTCAAACGTAGGTAGGCCAACCTGTCAACTCTGGTATGATAAGAACAAGCCAGAGGTAGCGTTACCCTTTCCGACAACCTTCGTAATGAACATGATGCTAGGAGACATTGTGGAAGCAGTGTTTAAAGGTATCCTAAAAGAAGCAGGAGTTAAGTATGAAGACACGGATAAAGTTACTCTTGACCTTGGTGACGATAGTGTTTCTGGTAGTTATGATCTCATCCTTGATGGTGCAGTTGATGATATTAAATCAGCTTCAGACTGGTCATATAGAAACAAATTTGAATCCTATGACACTCTTGCCAGCGGTGATGGATTTGGTTACATAGCGCAGCTTGCTGGGTACGCTAAAGCATCAGGTAAAAAAGCTGGTGGCTGGTGGGTAGTCAACAAAGCTAATGGTAAATTCAAATACGTCCGGGCTAATAATATTGATGTTGAAGCAGAGGTATCTAAAATTAAAGCTACGGTAGACAAGGTAAAGGAGAACAAATTTGAAAGATGTTTTGAACCAGTGCCTGAGACTTTTCGTGGCAAGCCCACGGGTAATAAGGTACTTAATGACGGATGTAAATTTTGCAATTATCGCTTTGATTGTTGGGATAATCTTACTGAGTTACCTTCTGTAAAGTCACAGGCAAAGAATCCACCCATAGTAAATTATATTGGTGATGTAGTTGCCTAACGCAAAACAATTTAGAGCAGCACGAAAGTATGGGTATCGCAGCGGTCTTGAACTCAAAGTATCCGACTACCTCAAACAACTAAAGGTTGACTTTTTGTATGAGGCAGTTAAGATTGAGTGGGAAGACTTGGCATATCGTACATACACACCGGACTTTGTGCTGTCCAATGGAATTATAATAGAAACAAAAGGCATGTTCACCGCAGCAGATAGACGTAAGCATTTAGCTATCAAGAAGCAACATCCGAAATTAGATATTCGCTTTGTGTTTGAAAGTAGTAGACGTAAACTACGTAAAGGTGCTAAGTCTACCTACGGTGAATGGTGTATCAAGTATGGTTTTAAATACTATGATAGGATTATACCCGAAGATTGGCTGAAGGAAAAAGGCAAAAACAAGCACCCTAACTTTATTAAGTTCGGCGGCACAAAAGTAAAAAGGAGATAGATATGGACAAGATGGAGAAACTTTCTAAAGAAATACAGAACGAGGATTTACTTATACGTGTCAGGCCGTTTGCTGATAATGACGGTAAGTGGTCAGGTGAAGTTGACATATCTATAATGGCTATGCCCGATAATCCTATGGATGATGAAGACTATTACCAAGTCATGCACTTTGCTAAAATGATGTGTGCCGCCGTACCTGTTATGGAAGAGGTAGAAGAACTACGTAATATTGTTCACGAGTATGTCACAAAAGTCATTGACAATGAGATGGATGTTGATGTAGAACTAGAGGAAGAGATGGGTGTCGATAAAACATATGATGGCAATGTAGTACACCTTAACTTCAACACAAAGACAGGGGGTTCAGCATGAGACACGATTCATTTATGAAGAAGATGGAAGAGGCAGAGAAAGCAGGTAAACAAGCGTGGGGCAATGTAGATATGGTCAACAGTCCACCCCACTACAACCAGACAGGTATTGAATGTATTCATGCTATCTCTGCTGCTACGGATGAAGGTTTTAAGTACTACCTACAGGGCAACATTATGAAGTATCTCTGGCGGTTTGACTACAAGGACAAGCCAATAGAAGACTTACAAAAGGCCAAGTGGTACTTGGACAAACTAATTGAAGAGGTAATGGCAGATGATAAGAGTTAAGATGTTCATTACGATTGATATTGACGATGAGGAATACCCCGTACCTGCTGATGGGCAGGTAGGAGAGGAGTTAGAGGAAAGCATTCAAGAATATTTTTATGACATTGAAGGTGCTACCATACGAAACATTAGAACAGTAACGGAGTAAAGAGATGATAAGCAATGCACTACCAACAGACTATCAAAACTTCATAGCACTATCACGCTATGCAAGATGGAAGGAAGATGAACAACGAAGGGAAACATGGAATGAAACAGTTGCGAGATACTTTGATTATATGGCTAGTCACTTGGACAGCAATAATAATTACAAGTTACCTGCCACCTTACGTGCAGAACTAGAGGAAGCCGTAATCAGTCAGTCGATCATGCCTAGCATGAGGGCGTTGATGACCAGCGGCCCCGCACTAGACCGTTGTCACGTAGGTGGATACAACTGTTCATACGTGCCTGTGGATAGCCCACGTGCGTTTGATGAGACTATGTACATTCTTATGTGTGGCACAGGCGTTGGCTTCAGCGTTGAACGTCACTGCATTGAGAAGCTACCCATTGTGAACGAAGAGTTCCACAGCACCGATACAGTAATTAAGGTAGGTGATAGCCGCCCCGGTTGGGCCAAGTCATTGAAAGAACTGATTGCTATGCTGTACACCGGGCAGGTTCCTAAGTTCGATGTATCAGAGGTACGTCCTGCAGGTGCAAGGCTCAAGACATTCGGCGGTCGTGCGTCAGGCCCACAGCCTCTGGTTGAACTGTTTGAGTTCTGTATTCAGAAGTTTAAGGCTGCAGCAGGTCGCAGACTCTACCCAATTGAGTGTCACGACATCATGTGTAAGATTGGTGAAGTGGTAGTCGTGGGTGGTGTACGCCGCAGTGCATTGATTTCATTGTCTAATCTCAATGATGACCAGATGGCACATGCCAAGTCAGGTCAGTGGTGGGAGAATGAAGGTCAACGTGCGCTGGCTAATAACTCCGTTGCATACAAGACTAAGCCTGAGATGGGTACATTCATGCGTGAGTGGTTGTCTCTGTACGACAGTAAGTCGGGTGAACGTGGTATCTTTAATCGCCAGTCAGCGAAGGTACAAGCGGCAAAGAATGGTAGGCGTGATGTTGACCACGACTTTGGTTGCAACCCCTGCTCTGAGATTATCCTGCGTCCATATCAGTTCTGTAACTTGTCAGAGGTGGTGGTACGTGAGAATGATACAGTTGAGACTTTGAAAGAGAAGGTTCGCCTAGCTACTATTCTGGGTACGTTCCAAG